GAGGACTTGGACGGAGCCCCACTTACTGCTGGCCCGGATGGAATTTGCCCCACCCACTTCGCCCAGGAGGTGGCGATGCTGTACCGGTCCGGCTACCAGCGGGGAGTGTCGGTGGGGTTCAAGCCGCTGCAGTACGAGGAGCGGCGGCACGAGAAGACTGGAGCATTCCTGGGCATCCGGTTTTTGGAGCAGGAGTTGCTGGAGACCAGTGCCGTGCCCGTCCCGGCAAACGCGAACGCTTTGCGCCGGGCGTTGAGCGAGGCGCCCCGCGTCGGAGAGTACCTTCGCCGCCTCGGACCGGGGGGAGGTGTAGAGGTCTTCCCGGCGGGCGCCGTCCCACCGGCGCTGGAAGCCCTGTGGCCGGAGCTGGCGGCGGGAATCGATGAGATGGGAAAGCTGACCGAAGAGCTGGCCCGCACCGTGGCCCGGGCGGAGCGCGCCGGGGGCCGGCAGTCTGATCGCTCGTTCGTGGCGGAGCTGTTGGCCGAGTTGCGGGGGGCGCACCGTTAGGAATCGGGCCGCCGGCGGTCAAGGGCGAATACCGGCCCTGCCTGTTAAATGCCGGCCGGCTCGGGCCAAGGATAATCCCGGACTTATTTTCAAAGGAGGTAGCCATGACCATAGGAACTCAGGGCATGGAGCTGATCAAGCGAGAGCTGGCCGGCATCCAGGACTACTACCAGTCACGGATGGACGCGGAGCTTCCGCCGCTGAAGGACGAAGTGGACCGAATCGCCTCTCAACTGGGACGGATCAAAGACATGTGGCGCGACGGAGAGAAGCGGGCCATCCTGGCCCGGTTCGGCGGGGCCGAGCGGCCCAGGGTCCCCTACGGCAAGTACAACGGCCTGGACCTCCTGGACCTGGCCTGCGTTCGGAGCCTGCTCACCGCCCAGCTGCGTGAGCCGAGCGGTGTCAATCCCAGGATGCTGGAGGACCGGCAGTCAAATATCAAGGCGGCCATGGACTCGACCACCGCCGGCACCGGCGATGAACTGCTGGACACCCAGGAGGCCCGGGCCCTGTGGGACGACGTTAACCTGGAGACCGCTTTGGCGCCTTTGTTCAATACCATCCAGATGCCGAGCAACCCATTCCAGATTCCCCTCCAGCTGGGAGACGTGAACTGGTATTCCGGGACCGAGAACGTGGCAACCAAGGGCACCGCCTTGACCACCGCCCGCCAGACCCTCACCGCCTACGAGCTGGTGGCCGAAGTGCCCTGGTCCTACGACCTGGAAGAGGACGCCGTGATCGCCATGATGGAGGAACTCCGGCGGGGCCTCATGCGCAACGCCCGCGAGGTCATCGACGACGTGCTCTTGAACGGCGATACCACCGCCACCAACAACATCAACGCCGACGGCGCCACCATCGCCGCCACCGACGCCGCCAAGGGCCATTGGCTGCTGGGGTTCGACGGCCTGCTTCATCAGCCCCTGGTGGACAACACCAGCCAGGCCAACAACCACGCCGCCGCCGTGTCCGACGACATGTTCAACGAGATCCGGGCCAAACTGGGTAAGTACGGCGTCCGGCCGTCGGAGGTGGTCTACGTCACCGACGTCAATACCTTCATCCGCGCCCTCAGCATTGGCAACTTCCGGACCCTGGACAAGTTCGGCGCCCAGGCCACGGTGTTGACCGGGCAGCTTGGGGCAGTCGAGGGGATTCCCGTCATCGTCTCCGAGCAGATGAAGCTGGCCGACACCGATGGGAAGGTCACCGACGCGGGAAACGGCACCGATACGGGCCGGCTCCTCATCGTCAACCGCAGTCAGTGGCGGGTCGGCTTCAAGCGGGAGTTGACCATCGAGACCGTCCGCGACCCCCAGAAGCGGCAGAACATCATGGTGGTCAGCTTTCGCATTGCCCTTCAGGAGCGCAGCGGTAGCCGGTCCTCCGCCACCCACACCGCCCTGCAGTACAACATCACTGGGGTGTAGGGGCCCAACATCATCGGGGCGTAGGGGCGCAGCATGCTGCGCCCCTACGCAGACCAACCCAGACCCATAAACCTGGGGGCGGGTCCCAGACCAGCCCCGACAAGGAGCAAGGATATGACAACCATCAACCAGGCAGACCCGACCGCCGAGGCGGTAAAGAACATGATCCCGCCCGCTCAGAGCGGCATCGACTACGTGATGAAGCGTTACATTGTCGAGGCCCTGGCCTCCGGCAATGCCAACGCCAACGCCTTCGCCGTCCAGAACCCCGAGACTGTGGACTGCCTGATCACCAACGTCGTCCTGGACATCACCACCGCCGGCGGCACTGCCAGCTCTGTCCTGGACGTCGACGTCGAAACCAGCGCCACCGGCACCGGCGACGACATCATCGACGGCCTGGACCTGAACGCCGCCGCGGTTTCGGACCGCCACAACGCTGCCGGAACCAACGGCGGCGCCCCAGTGAAGTGGCACAAGAAGGGCGGAACCAACGACTACGTGACCGGAAAGATCCTGGCCCAGAACGCGGCCAGCCTGGCCGGCACGGTGGTCATCGAGTACGTGCCGCTCAGCTAAACTCTCCTCTTTGCGAAAGGAGGACTCCGGCAATCTCCCCCTTTCTCAAAAGGGAATGAAGGGGACTTACGTTGGTTATCTCGGGAACAATCAAAGTGACCGCGGCCGGGACACGAGTCCAGGCCGCCCACAAAGGTAACGCCGTGACCGCGGTCTTCAAGCCCCGGTCGGACAACACCGGGGACGTCTACCTCGGCGGCGACGACGTGTCATCCACCGACGGCATGACCCTGACTCCGGGGGAGTCCATTCAACTCCAGCTCACCAGCCCGGTTTCGACCTCTCAGTTCTGGGCCGACGCGGCTAGCAACGACGACCAAGTCGACTTTATCAGGAGAATTTAATGGCGCAGTCACAGGAAACCCACCGGCCGCCGGCGCGCTCGGTCCTGGAGACCCACGTCACTGTGACCGCCGCCACCTATGCCGCCAAAGCGGGCGATCGTCTGATCGGGGTCAACCGGGCCGGCGCCGTGACCGTCACCCTCCCCACGGCTCAGGTTCGCCCTGGCCGGTGCTATACCGTCAAAGACGAGTCCGGGGCGGCAGCCACCAACAACATCACCGTGGCTACCGAGAGGTCCGAGACCATCGACGGGTCCGCCACCGACACCATCAGCGAAAACTATGGCGCCAAAACCTACTACGCCGACGGTTCGAATTGGTTCACCGTGCCCCTGCTGGCCGTGGGTTCCCACACGCTGGCCTCTCACTCTAGCGAGGCCCACTCAGAATTGACCGGTGTTGGCGCCGACGACCACCATTCGGAAGCCCACCAGGCTGCCCACAACAGCGGAGGCGCCGACGCTCTCAAACTGGACGACCTGGCGGCCCCCGACGACAACACGGACCTGGACTTTTCCACCAGTGCCCACGGCCTGGTTCCCAAAGGCACCAACACCGGCAACTTCCTCAAGGATGACGGGACCTGGTCGGCCGCGGGAGGCGGCCCTGATCAAGCCACCCAAGCCGAGGCGGAAGCCGAGTCGGACGTTGACAAGTATCTTCCGCCGGACCTGCTCCATTTCGGGCCATGGGCGGCCAAGGTTTGGGCTGTCTGGACCGGCACGAGCACCGTGACCCTTCTTGCCAGCTACAACGTCGATAGCATTACAGCCGTGGGCACAGGCCAGTACACCGTGAACATCACGACCGACTTTTCCAGCGACGACTACGCACAGTTTGCCTGGCAGGATGATGGGGACCGCAACAGGATTACGTCCGGCGGTGGAGCGGCAGCCAAGACAGCCGGCGCTTTCCAGGTCATGACATCTCAAGCAAGCGACCAAACCGCCGTCGACAGTCTGGAGGTCAGCGCCGGCGCATTCGGAGATCAGTAATGAAGAAAGCAATCTGGAACGACCCGGTGACGGGCGTGGCTTCCATAATGGTCCCAGCGTACAACGATGAGTTGCGGGATCATGGATTGACCGACGACGAACTCTTCGCTCGGGTGGTGGCCAAAGGAGTGCCGCCCGGCGCAGCTTACGAAGTGATTGATGATGCCCTCCCGGCTGTCCGTGCTTTTCTTGACGACCGGACGTTCCGGGGAGCCTGGGAGTGTGGGGCGGAGAAGGGCCTGACTTGCCATATGCCCAAGGCGCGCGCGATCCATATGAAGCGGATTCGCAAGGTTCGGAACGCCGAGTTGGCAAAGTTGGATGTACCGTTCATGAAGGCAGTCGAAGCTGGGGATACCGGCGAGCAGCAGCGGATTGCCGAGCTGAAGCAGTCGCTCAGGGACATCCCGCAGACGTTGACCTTGTCCGGCGCCCGAACTCAAAACGCCCTCAAAAAGCTCTGGCCTTCCCTGCTCCCGCCAACCCTCCAGGGGAAGGAGGAAGAATGACCCCTCCGCCAGAGTCACCGTCGCCGGTATTGGCGCATTACCACGTTCTGCTTGGAAGCCGGCCCAGACGCGGGAATTGATCGCGCTGTGGGCCCAGGAGTCGGGCTTATGAAACAGATCTCCGGGCCCAGAATCGATAAGGCCTACGCTGTGGTGGCCGGCCTCACCATCATCGCCATTGTCGGGTTGGAAAGCTACGCGCTGAGCCAGGGGGTCGACGGCAACGCCCTGACCGCGGCCCTCGCCGCCATTGCCGGCATCGGGGGTGCCGGCATCGGCAGGCTGTTCAAATGACCGCCAGGCGCAGCTCCCCGCGGAGCCTGCACACCGTCAACGTCAGGCGCCGGCCCTACGTGGCCCTGGTGAACGCCCACGACTCCAACACGTCCGACACCCGAGAAACACTGGTCACCCTTTCGAAAGGCAGGCGTATCCGCCTTCTGAAGGTGCGCCTGATACAGGAACAAGCCGACGGGCGGCACCTTTGGGAGCTGTACTTCGGCGCCGGCGCCGACATTACGACGAACCCGGAGAAAGCCGTCGATATCCTGGACGTTCCCGATCTGAGCGAAGCTAGCACCAGGACCTTCATCAGAGATCAAGGGCCCCGAGGTCTGCGGGATGAGGTACTGAGCGGGCGCTGGGTTGGGACGGCCCCAACCACGGTGCACAAGGTCATCGTCGAGTACACCGAGGAGTCATAAGCCCATGCCCAGCCTTGAGTTACGTCGAAAGGTCCGCCGTGCCTACCGGGCCCTGATCCGGCGCCGGAGCTACGACCTGAGAATCAAGGCAGTGGATGCCAGCACTGGCATCGACCGGCAGACCATCCTGTCTCCCTCGCCGGGGCGCCGGATCCGTTTTGTTCGAGTCAAGGTGCTTCAGGCGTCCAGCGACGGCCGCCACCTCTGGGAGCTATTTTTCGGTGATGCCGGCAACATGATCACCGCGCCCAACCGCGCCATCGACGTGCTCGGCGTCCCCGACCTGGGTAGCGCGGCCACCAGGACTTTTCCCAGAGACCAGGGGCCCCGGGGCAGGACAAATGAAGTTCTCAGCGGACGGTGGCGCGGCACGGCCCCGGCGACGGTCCATAAGATCATAATCGAATACACCGACGAATCCTGAACCCAGCCCC